TCATTCACTCTTTTTCAAACCGGTTTTAACTGTTTGTGGTTTTGGGTAAGGCTGGACTTTGAATAGCTTTGTGTTGAGGCGTTTTCTGGCCCTCTTGTTCAGAAACCGGATGTAACGAAACTGGCGGAATTTATGAACACTGGCTCTGTCGATATTAGCCCTCAGATGTTCACCTCGCTGTCCGCCCCGTTTGATGGCATTCCTGCAAATTTCGTGATACCACTCGCCATCAAGTTCATAGAATGTTGATTCATGGCTGCCTACATAATCAAAATTGCTTGCCTGGTACACGACACCAAGACAGCCACAACGCTCATCTGCAAACGACTGAACCCACTGCACCTGCGGATAAAGTTGTCTGATTAGTTTGAGCGCGTAACTGATGGCCCTTGATTCGGAGTTTCTCGGCATACAGTCATGCAACCACAACCGATTAAGTTCCATATATTCGCGGTTCTGCGTACCGGTTACGACGCGTGCTCCACTGTTTGGATTAAGGGCATAACCCCATTGCATTACGCCAACCAGCTCTCGTTCTGAAAATATACCCAGATGAAGGTAGGAGTTATTTACGAAACGGTGGCTGTAATGTTTATTGACAATAACCAGACGGGCCAGCCAGCAACTTATAGTCTCAACCCGTAACTCACGGGAGCCATAACCAACGATATTGTCGTTATAGCGAATAAGCTCAGGCGTGCTGATTATGCGGGATGTAGTTTGCTTTCTGTTCCCCACGACAGGATTTCCTTGTGTATGTGGGGTGCTCTGTGGCGCTCGGAGATGTGATTTGATTGAGGGTTTTACAGCGCGGACATTTTACTTCCAGATAACTGAAACTGGCCCGTGCCAGTAGCTTATTGCAGTGTCGGCACCGTATGTTTCGATACATGGCCGCATAACCTCCTGCTTTGTTGATGATATCTTTCTCACCAAATCGATCGACAAAAACGATCGATTCGATGTGTTTAATTGATACAACAAATAGATTGAAAAGTCATCAACAATGATTCATAGCGGTGATTATTTACTTAAAGAAAACGAAGACTTAGGGGGTGAAAACGATCATAAAATGATCATTTTATTGACTTTTTATACAGTGAAGGTAGGATTGCGCGTATATGTAGTATGTTTCAAATCAACAGGATACTACATAAAAGGGAAACCCAGCATAGCTGGAACTATGCTGGGTCAATCTGTAAAAACTTGCATCAATGCTTTACTTCGAGCTCGTGTCGTATCCTATGATATTCCCCGGTCTCCTGTAAAGCAGAGATGCATAAAAAGGAGATCTTTATCATGGATAAAGAGCCTGTTTGCCCTGCCTGTAAGACTCCCTTACAGCTCATCTATCGCCGTTCCAGATCTCAAAATGGCAAGACATACAAACCAAAAAATGCTTCCTGTTTCAGGATGCTGATATGTCCTGCCTGTTCTCCCCGGAGGGAAAATACACAAAACGTGCATTAACAAATTAACCCGGCAGGGAAACCTGCCGGTGACTATTACTGCATCATGGTACTGTCAGTTCCCGGCTGAGCCGGGTCTGGTTGCTCTGGTTGTGCTTCGGTTTTCGGCTCATTATCGGAACCACTGGCCGCAGCAGCCGGGCCAATAAGTTTTGCCAGCACCTCATCAACGTAAGTGTCGATTTGTGCCTCAAAATCCTTGCGGACCTGCGCTTTCAGTAATTTATTTACTTCACCGGAATACAGCGCCTGTTTTACCAGGTCTTCAGTGACGGTGCCTTTAATTTCTGGCATGTATATTCTCCTTATGCGGGAATAAAGCCCTGCAATCAGGGCTGGGTCGGGTCTTTTGGGAGCGGAGCTGCCTGCGCTGTTTTACTGAGCTTTTCGGCTGCTGCGTCATCAATTTTGCGGCGAACATAATTTCTGATGGCCTTATAACCACCGCTCACCAGATATAAGACACATACCACCGTGCAGAAATACAATAAAATAAGCTGTAAAAATGTCATTATCCCTCCCGGTTATTGACATGGTGTTGACATCGTTAATACCTGTTGGTTAAAAAATCGTCCTGCATGTTTTGCTTTGGATATGACGACATTTGCCGCCGGTTTCTTGTTTTCCCTTTCCCGGCGGCATTTTTTTATCCTGCTGACGGGTTATTCACTTCCACCAAAATGCTGTCAATCAGTACCGGATACGTTGCATTACTGGTGATATCGGTCAGGCGTAACTTGTCTGCCGCAAAAGAACCGACAGGTGACTGAGACAGCATGAACGGTTCCCCGTCCTTACCATCAATCACCGGCGTCACCTGAATGCTGTTATTACCGGCAAAACGGAATGCCAGCGTATGCCATTCGTTATTAAATGCACCGAATGAACCCAGCTTCGTGTTCTGGCCTGGATTACCCTTGTGGTACATCACGTTAAGGTCTGTGGCATCGCTCTGAACGTAAAACGATGCCAGCAGGTTATGACCGGCATTACCTTCCAGTGTGACACCCTGAGGCAGCGAAGAAACCGGCCAGTACGGCGCCAGTGCGTACTGATTAGCCGTAAGCGCGCCATCAAGTTTAAAACGACAGCTGACAAGGCCACCTTTTTCCAGCAGGTCGGCACCATTACCGGCATCATACTGCATAAACCATGACTTTCCGGTCTGTTTTGTCAGCTTCAGCGCCTTTCCCCCGCTGGCACCGGCATCATCCACAACAGCAGCACTACCGCCTTCTGCCCCCCAGCCCTGTGGCGTCAGTGCTCCGCCTGACTCCGATGCACGGTAAGAAAACAGCGTCGTCATTGATTTCCCGTCCGTTGACGGTGTTGATGGCGTGTCAGGGGATGGCTTTTCATCCGGTGGTGTCACGGCATGTCCGCCCATAACTTCAGCCGTGCGTCCCGCATGGAGCAGAATGGCTGAGGACAGACGGTCAGAAATGATGCCCCTGCGTGCCCATGAGCTGAAATGGCTGTCACGCTGTGTGGAGACAAAACTGCCCTGGGTACGGGATGCCGCACCGTAATACCCGACAGCCACAATATCCGGGTCTTCCGCCGGAGCATTCGTTGGCGTGTTCTGTCCATTCTCATCCGTCAGGAACGGCACAAAGAAAATATTCTGTGCGGTCAGATTTTTATATGCGCCATAGACTGTTTCATACTGCGTGGCATACGTGTTTTTCCAGTAATACGTGGTGTCACCACAAATCCACGGCACCGTGCCAGCATTTCCACTCACGCACTGCGCTGCAAGTGGAGACAGGTCGGTTCTGAACTGCTGAACCATGGCTGTGAATAAACCATTATGCTGCTGACTTCCTGAAGCAAGGTCTGCCTCTCCCTGCATCCATACCACGGCCAGTAATCTGTTTTTCGGGTTCTTCTCCAGCGCCGCTCTGGTGCGGCTGAGCAGGTCCTGATACAGGGGTTTACCGGCTCCCCAGCGTGAAGAATCAGCGGAAGCACCGCTGACCTCACTGAATGAGCCGTCATCCCCGGTGGTGAATGCCGAAGCACCACGACAGCAGGGAACCAGAAGTATCCCGGCATTCTGCGGAATATAAGGCAGCAGTTTTTTGGCAATATGCAGCCCCTGACCGACACAACCATACTGCCCTTTACTCAGGTCAGCTTTCGGGTGGTTTATCCCGCTCATGTCCTGCACATCATGCAGGCAGTGGTCTGCGGGAATGATGTCGTTATATGTGCACGACGTACCATCGGGCGTTACCGTGCTGCGACGTGCCAGTTGCTTAATGCGCGGTTCAGGACGGTCAAATGAATCCGGCAACGGAAGCCCTTCACCGTAGGCCATCCCGTTGGACTGCCCGGCCAGTGGAAGCACATAGTAATACTCCGGCTCTGTACTGCTGCCATTTGTACCGCCAGACGGTCCGGCGTTATCCGGTGCATTCCAGTCAGAAGGCGTGAGTGTTCCGGCCACGTCAGATGTGATCGGAATAATGCCGGTCACACCTGAACTGGTGATTTCTGCGCTGGGATTGCCGGATACCGGCATTACCCATAATGGCTCTTTCGTGCTGAAGCGGATCACGCAGTCTGCGAAGGTGATCCCCCCTTTATTACCCGAAGGCCGGAAAGGACTTTCAATAAATGCCACCGTGCCACCGGCAACCTTGACTGAAAACTCTCCGGGCATGGCGGAGAGCATTTTCCACTGGGAGTCTGACATCGTCTTTTCTGCCTGTTTCTGAATTAAACAGAGTCAGAATAGCGACCGCTGAAAAATATGTGTTTTGCGGAAATTCAAAAAAGCGTCACGGTACTTTTGGTGACGGAGCCGGTGAGGCAGGAAAATAACGATAAAGGGTGGACAGGCCAATATCAAATATCAGTGCGATTTGTTTACGGGACTCGCCATTAGCCAGCAAACGGGCGATTTGCTCCCGCTCTTTCCCTGTCAGTTTCTGAGGTCTGCCGCCATGACGCCCCTGAGCACGGGCAGCAGCAAGACCCGCGCGTGTACGTTCAATAATGAGTTCCCGCTCCATTTCCGCCAGTGCGCCCATTATATGGAAAAAGAAACGTCCCATGGGAGTGGATGTATCAATATTGTCCGTAATGCTGCGGAAGTTAACGCCGCGCTGCCGGAGTTCTTCTGTTAAAAGGACAAGGTGCTGCATACTACGTCCAAGACGATCCAGTTTCCAGACCAGCAGGGTATCCCCTGGCCGGAGTCGCTTTAATGCGCGTTTAAGGCCGGGACGTTCCCTTGTCTTACCGCTTATTCTGTCTTCGAAAAACAGCTCACATCCTGCACATTCCAGCGCATTTCTCTGTAGCGCCGTATTCTGGTCATTTGTTGACACCCTGATATACCCAATCAGCAT